ATTTGATAAGTTTTATCAAAAAGCGTTAAAAACTGGCGTGTTAATGAAAGTACTTTGGAAAAATGAAAACTCAAAAGGCGAATTTATTGGTCATGTCTACGATGTAAACATGAAGGCTCAGGCTAGTATGAAACGCAGTATTATTGTTAAAGGTATTGGAGCATCTTTTAGGCTTAAAGAAGGTGGCTCTAAAGTTTGGCGCAACCAAACAGCCTCTGACATTGCAGTTAAAATTGCAAAAGAAAAAAAATTAAAACCAGTAGTTACCCCTACACCCATTAGATTTGGTCAACAATCTTTAAACGGTCATACTCTGTGGGAAAAATTACAGGAACTTGCAGAACGTATTGGTTACGTATGCCAAGTTATTGGGGTAGAACTTCATTTTCATCCAATTGATAAGATGATTGACCACTTTAGTACTGTTATTCCTACTCTTTCTTACCATGATAACGACGTTAATGCGGAAGCAATGTTTGAGGCCCATACTTTAGACATGTTTCATACTACTGTTGGAAGTATGAGTGAGTTAAGCGGTCAAACTAAAAAGGATAAAATTGTGTCTGGACTTGACCCTATAACAGGCAAACTTTTTACCCACACTTCATCACCAAGTAAAACTGGTAAAAGCGTAAGAGTTACTACTAAAGAAGAATTGTTCAAAGAAATGATTCCAACTCGTGTTGCAGAAACACCCGCTATTGCTAAGGCTATGGCTGAAGGGTTTGCTCAATTAGCAAGGTTTTCAGTACATGCAAACGGTGTTGCTCAAGGTAATTCTTATATTGCTCCTTATAGAACTATTGAAATAAGCGGTTCTGGAGAAGAAACAGATGGATTTTGGGTGGTAAAACGAGCAGAGCATTTCTGTACCTTTGATGGTCGCTACACTACGGAGTTTACGTGCATGACTGATGGGACAGGGGCAAATAAACCCGATAATTTTCGCCCAACAAGGGCTGGAAAAGTTGGAACAAGAAACCTTTTGTCAGAAATGTCAACAGGAATGACTACTAAACCAACTGTTGCTAAAATTAGTAAAAAAGTTCCTTTGGTTAACCAAAATAACGCAGGAATAAAATTATCATCTAGTGCTTGGATTGGTATTTAATGGAAACAACTATTTCTTTGCCTTTCAAAGTAACTTCGTATGGAACTATTGGTAGTACAACAGAACAGTCTAAAATTTGGTCTGACCGAGTACGTTCTGTAATTGGTACTAATCTTAACGAAAGAATACTTAGACCTGAATTTGGAACTCTTGTTCCAGAATCATTTATGCAGACGCAAGATGATGCTGAAACAATGATTCGCAACGAAGTTGAGCGAGGTTTTGCTAAATTCCTAGATTTGTTGACTCTTGCCTCTGTAGAAGTATCGTTTGATGAATATACGGCTACTACAAATGTAATTATTACTTACGATTTACCCAACAATGAGCAGACAACTACTACGGTTTCTCTATTCACTGTTGTGGGAACCCTTCCATCAACTCAGGAGAACCTATGAGCACCCCTCCATCCGCTATCCCGCAATCTATTGACTACACTGGTCGTGATTACTACGCAATTCGTGAACAACTAATTGCTCGTATCCAAGACCGTATACCTACTTGGACTGCAACCAACCCTGCTGATTTTGGTGTTGCTCTTGTTGAGGCGTTTGCATATTTAGGCGACCTTATGTCGTATTACATTGATAGAAACGCTAATGAAGCGTTTATTGCTACCGCTACCCAACGAGAAAGCGTATTAAATCTTTCTCAAACATACGGGTATATTCCTGCTGGATATAGAAACTCAAATTTAAACGTAACTTTTACCAATACATCTGAAGACACTGTTGTAAGCCTACCTGCTGGAACGGTTGTTTCAGGCGATGTAATTATTGCAGATACAGTTCAGACTGTTTACTTTACAACTCAAGCAGATGTTAGTTCTGACCCAGCAGTAGATGGGGGAGTTTTAACTGTTGCGGCTAAAGAAGGTAGAAGCGTTTCTCTAGTATCTGATGCTGCAAACGCTTATGGAGAATTAGTAGGAAGTTCCGATGGAACACCTAACCAAATTTTTCAACTACTTGAAAACCCAGTGGTTGATGGAAGTATTAGCGTTTATGTTCGAAGCGGTTCTTCTTCGTACTCTAAGTGGCGCCAAGTTCAACACATGATTGATTACGGTCCTTCAGAGCAGGTATTTACTGTGTCGGAAGACGCATATAACAATGTTTATGTAACATTTGGAAATGGAATTTCAGGACTTATTCCAACTAATTTTTCAGAAATTAGAGTTCAATACCAAGTTGGTGGAGGACAAATTGGAAACGTTGCTCCTCAAACTGTTACTACTATTGAATATATTCCTGGTGTTTCTGCTAATGATTTAGTTTCTATTCAGTCTTATTTAACTCCAAACAACGATAACGTTGGTGTAGATGGTGCTGACCCCGATTCTTTAGATTTAATTCGTGCATTAGCCCCACTTTATCTTCGCTCTAACACAAGAGCCGTAACATTAGAAGACTTTAAAAGTATTGCTTTAGGAGTAAGTGGTTCTGGAAAAGCAAAAGCAGTTGCAGATATTTGGACTTCTGTAGCACTTTATCTTGCTCCTTCACGAACTATTTCAGACCCAGATTTACACCCAGGATTAGAGGCAGATAACTACACCCCTACTACTGGTTGGATTGATTTAGCAACTAGAACTAGTGCTGCTTTAGCAGACAAAACTTTAATTGGAACTACAGTAGTTGTTCATCCACCAGAATATGTAGACGTAATTATTGCTTTACAATATTCAAAACTTCCTCAATATACAAACGCTGAAGTTGAAAAAAATATTAAGGCTGCTTTAATTGCTGAGTACAGTTATTACAATATGGATTTTGGCGATACTTTATATCAACAAGATATTGAGTATGTTTTACAACAAACTAACGGTGTTAAAACAGCAAAAGTAACAGTTTTACATATTGAAGGTGGTAGTGGTCTTGGAACAATTACTTCAGACCCAGGACAAATCCTTCGACTTCAGGAAGCAAACATAAGCCTAGGTTCTATGTAATGTCTGATACTTCCAAAAAACTAATTGGAACATTTAGAGGAGTTGTTGCAAAAAACAATGACCCCAATAAACAAGGTCGTATTCAAATTCTTTTGCCTCATCAAACAGAGCCAACAGAATGGGCTTGGCCTATGGTTCCTGCTGGTCAGGGCGTACATGTCCCAGATGTTGGTCAAGGGGTATGGGTTAAATTTGAAAAAGGCGACCCAGAATTTCCACTTTGGTTTGGAGAATTTGGAAAGAATAAAGTTAAAGGTAAAAGGATTTTAATAAAACCTTTATTGGACTCTGTTTCTTTAACACCTATTTCAGCGTATGTACTTACAGTTACAAAACAAGATGGAACTAAAGAAGTTGATTTAACTGCAAGTTTAATTGCTATGGCAAACAAACTTAAAGACCATGAAACACGAATTACTACTTTAGAAGGAAAAGTTACAACTTTACAAGGAAAAGTTACGACTTTAGAAGCACAAATGCTTACAAAAGCAAGCACAACCCATACCCACCCGTAGTTCAGCAAGTAAATTAAAGGCAAATCTAAGAAAATAGACCGACAGGTTTGAGAGGATTTAACAATGGCATCAGCCGTATACCCTACTAACGTCCGAAGTTTTGGTGCAGACGTAGTTGATTTTACAACTACTATCCTTGCTGAACACGTCAACTATTTGCGTGCCGAAGTAAACTCAGTAGAAACAGTACTTGGTAACCTCCCACTTACCTCATCTGGATGGGTTGGGTCTTTTGACCGTACAACCACAACTTGGAACACAGTTCGGGACCGTATTACAAACATTGAATACGGATTAAACACAGCGTACGACGCCAAAGTTCCAACAGGTGGTACTCAATACCAAGTTCTTCAAAAAAACTCTTCATCTAACTATGACTTTTCATGGGTTACTTTTAATGGTCTTCCTACTCAATCTGGTGGAACAACTGGGCAGTTCTTAACTTCAAATGGTTCTTCTGCTTCTTGGGCATCAATTAACCAATATACTGCCCCAACTCTTGGTACAACATCAATAGGCTCAGGAGCAACAGTAACTAACGTTG